CACGTTACGCCACCTTTTCCTTCGTGGATGCCGCCGCCTTCTCACGTGCCTTTGCCGCCGCCTTGATACCGTTGGCCTTCCATTGCAGGGCGGTGGGGTGACTCTCGGGCACGCGGACCACGATCAGATTGCCCGCGGCATCGCAGAGCGGATCGCCGCCGGCGGCCGGATCGTTCACGACCGCAATGGCAGGCGCCGGGGTCACAAGTTCCGGCGTGACGGTCGCCGCCTGACCGATACCGTTCTGCCCGCACACCGCCTCATAGAGCCGGTCCAGCACCAGGCCGGACTTCCCGCCCAGCGCCGCGATCGCATCATCGCCGACAAACACCCGCTGGCCGGTCTCCGCGTCCACCAGGGCCAGACCCACGCCTACCGCCCGCTGGGAGCGCCCATCGACGCGGGCCAGCCACGCCTCCAGGAAGTCCCGGCGGTTGGCGGAGAGCAGCCGCAGACCCAGCCGGCCGTCCGTTCCGGGCCACTCAGGGGTAGCAGGCGCCGCGATCACGGGCAGATCGTCGGCGCCGAGGATGATGGTCTTGAGGTCGATCACGATCCTTCAATCTCCGTAGGCGCGAAATTGAGGGTAGAGGCCATGCGCCCGTTGACGGTGATACCCTCGAAATCAGCGCCCAGGTAAACCCAATCGCTCACGCCGAAATCTTCGGAACTGCCGCCGTGGGGCGTGAACGCGAGCGCGCCCTTGGTGCCGATTTCGACGCTGTTGTCGAAGCCAACGCACAGGAAGCTCACGTCGGGCTTGGGTAGCTCGGCATCAAATACCATCGTGCTGCTGCCGAGGTTGGTCCGGTCGATGGTGCCGGCGCGGTTGGACGCCTTGATGTCGTAAATGGTTCCGATCGTGCTGCTGTTAAACGATCCGGTGGAACCGTTGGCGACGACAGTAACGGGGGTTGCGGGATGACTCATGGCGATGCTCCTGGTGGAACGGGTGCAACGTGACGCTTGACGGCCTTCTCGAATGCAGATTGCATCATGCTCGCAATCCACGGGGCCGATTCGTTCATCGTGATGGCAACGTAGGAATGGGGGCGTGCGGTACCGATCGAGCCGGTATGGCCCCGGAGCATTTTGCGGTGCGCCCGCTTCTCCGCCTTACTTTGATGCCCGCGGCCGCGAGCGACGATCCGGTGGCCATGCTCCAAGAGGTGGGCATACATCGCGGGATTCTGGTGGCGGGACTTGTGGTGTCCCCGTCCGCCCCATAGGCCCATCGAGGGCGTTACGTCCGCGCCCTTGCCGTGTAGCACGCCCACGGCTAGAAACTCCACGGCACCGTCGCCGTAGGTTGCCTGCTTGTAGCCGATGGAGCGGGCCAGCAGGCCGGAGTACAGTTGGGCGTGGCCCCGCATCCGGCCGGCGAGGAACAAGCCAATTTGCCGCATGGCCTGCTTGATGGCGACACGTTTGATATCGTTGCTCAGAGCATCGACCGTCTTGAGTGACGTGTCGAGGCCGTCGAATACCACGCCGAATGCGGTGGGGCTAGCACGCGATGGCGTGCGGTCGGAGCCTGGATTATCGAAAACTTCAGAGCCGCGCATGGTATGTGTCTTACGTGAAGGTCATCTCGTAACTCAGGTCAATCTTGCCAACGAATACGCGATTGTTCTTCAGTTCGTCCACGTCATAGAGCGGGTTGAAAGCCAGGTCCGTCAGGCGGGAGTAGGTGCCCGTTACGCCGTCGATGGTGGTCTGCGGCAGCAGGTCCATCAGGAACCGGGCCACGTTTTCCTCCGTGGCTTTGAGTGGGTCGAGAATGGCGATGTCGGCGGCGCTATTGGTAAACGGCGTGGCGAGCTTCTGGCGGAAGGACACGGTGAAGCTAAACTCGAATCGGCCGCTGCCGTCGCCGAGCGTGGCCTTCTCGAGCTTGGGATCGGCGTTCGGGCTGACCGTTACGGTGGGAATAGCCGTGGGCAGGTCGGTCTGCTCATCGCTCACAAACTCCCGGTAGTCGAATACCAGACTCGGCAGGCCGAAGGATGCCGCCGGGCTTTCGGCCGCAAGCGACAACTGCTCCGCCGCCAGAGCGGCCACAAGGGCCATGCCGAGTTGCGTTTCCTGGCTGACGTTGCCGGTAGTGACCTGGGGAGTACCGAGCGTGCCGGCCACGCCCAGGATGGTCGTGCCGTAGGCGATGAACCGCGCCGCCGCGGTGACGGCCGCCTGATCCGCGGCGAACTGGGCATCGGCCGTTGTGGATCGCCCCCCACCCCAAAATGTGCTGCCGAACCAAGACATTAGGACGCATCCAGAGTCGAGACGGTACGATTCCCGCTGGCGTCCACTGTGCCCGTGACCCGGGCCTTGGTGTCGTTTACATCCCTGAACGTGTTGCCTGAATTGCTGCTCTTACCCAAACCGACCGCAGCCAGCAGGCGTAGGACCTGCCGGAGCGTCCAGCCGGTCTCCACCACCGATGTGTCCATAACCGCGGCGCTGATGGCCGCGGCCGTGGTGGTGCTGGCGGGAGCCACGGCGTTGCCGCTGGCGTCCACTACGCGGGCACCAGTGCCCGTGATCGTGCCTGCCCCGCCGCCGAGTACCTTCCCGGCGACGTTGCCCCCCACGCCGCCTGTAACGCTCCCTACGGCCCCCTGGACCGAGGCGGGGGTGGCAGCGTTGAGGCTGGCCTTCATCGCGGCGGTGAAATCTCCGGCGGTTGGGGCATTGGTCAGGTTGGTGGTGGTGGTAACGGTTCCGGCGGTGATGTTGGTCGGGCTGGCCACGGTGGTCGGGAACGTGGCCGCAAGGAACCCCGCGGGCTGGGTGTAGCTGGCCATCCAGTCGCCCTTGCCGTTGAGGGCGCCGCTGGCGATCGCCGCGGCGGTCAGCCAGTTGGCGGACGCCGCCGGCAGATTGGTCAGAGCCGTCACCGTGGGAATTGTCACCCCGGTCTGGGTCGGTTGGAGCAGGACCCGCCCGCTGCCGTCGGTTGCCAGGGCGGCGGTGGCGCTACCCACGTGGGCCGCGAATACGGCGGTCAGGAACCCAGTCGGCTGGGTGTACGTCGGCATGGGCATGCCGGTGACATCGACGGTATTCCACTTGTCCACGTTGACGCTGCCGCCGGTGGCGAATGTCGAGGTGCCGATTGAGCCGGGGAAGGTCACACCTGCCGCGGCCGTGACGCTCTGAGTCTTGATGGTCTGGAGGTCGGCCTGGACACCCACGCCGCTAAAAGCCGTGGACGTGAAACCCAGGACCCGGCCGGCGATGTCGCCAGTAACCTGTAACACCTGCTGGACTACACCGCCGCTAAGGTTTATCTGACCGGTGCCGCCGCCGTTGGATAATTTGAGGTATCCGCTGCCGTCAGTCTGGAGACTGTAGGCCCCGCCCGTGACTTGGGTTTGGCTCAAAGTGCTGGTGCCGATGGATGCGGGAACCGTAACCCCCGCCGCGCACGTGACGGCTTGGGTCTTGATCGTCTGGAGGTTGACGCTCGGGTACTGCACGTCGATAAAGTCGGCGCGGACGTGCTTGCCGCTGGCGCTACCGTAGATCACCACCTGGCCGGCCGTGGTCAGGGCACCGTTCGGCAGGTCGAGTCGATACCAGCCGCCGCCGATTTCCTTGACCCCGCCGGAGCTGTACGCCGTGGTCAGATCCGCGAGCGATGCCAGAGTGATCGAGGCCGCGGAGTGTGCGCCCGCGAGTTGGTAGCCCGTGGTGGGAAAATCGGTATAGACCTTGCCGGTTAATGGCAGACCGGCATCGTCCACAAGTTGGACCTGGATGGACTGCGATGTTGATCCGGGAGCGACAATCATGCCGTCACCTGTTTCGTATAGACCACCAGCCGAGCCTTGGTCCCGCCCAGCCATGACCAGCACGTTTCGCCGCTATTCGCCACTTCGTACACCGATCCATCGGCGGCCGTAATCAGGTCGCCGACCTTGGGGTAGGTCTGCACACCAGCGAGCGTGAGGAACGTTGCGGTAAACTGCCATTCGAGGGCCTGATATCGTACAATGATGCCGTCGGGGCCTGCGCCGTCGTGCTCAGAGTTGCCCTTGGTTGATACCAGCGCGCTTCCGACCGGCGCGCCACCCCGCGTGTAGGTCACAGGCGCGGCCGCATACGTGTCGAATTGCAGGTTCAACCACTGGCTGCCGAGTTGGATCAGGTCGGTGGCCATTATCCGAGTACCACGACCTTCCATTTGTCGCCGGCGGTGCCGACGATCTTCCAGCCTCCCGGCGCGGCGCACGGAATGGTCCGGCCGCTGGTGTTGGTCGCATCCACGCGGAATACCTGATTCCCGGTTCCGGTAGGACCAACCACGCACGGGCCGGAGTTGTCGCCGCTCTTCTGGTTCGCCGTGATCGGGTCATCGGACGCACAGGCCGCCACGTTGATGACGCTGACGGTAGGACTGGTGGCAAGCGCCGTCGGTAAAAGCGCCTGCGGATCACCTGTTACCGCGATGGTCACAATCTGGCTGGTGACGATGTTGCCGCTGAAGTTGTCGGGGTATCCGCCGCCGCTCATGGCTAAATCCTTTCAGGGAATAGCGACCAAGGGGAACGCCATTTGGTTGATTTTCGGGTCGGCCCCACCGGCGTAGCCGACGCTCACGCCACTGCCTACGCCCATCGAGGTCTTGCCCAGGGCCAGGTTGGTCGACGAAATCCCCGTAGCCGAACCAAACGTGGTGGGAAGATACGGAGCGGCCGTCGCCGGGTCGATGATCGCGCCCAGGCTCGCGGTGGTCGAGGTAATGACGCAGTTGGCGAAGCTGGACGGCGCGTAGTTGCCCGTGACGGTGAACGCAGTGGCGGAGACGGTCACGCTTGCCGCGTTGTTCCCCGTCGCCGTGTAGGCCCCGCCGACAAGCAGCGTGGTACCCCCAACCGTAATGCTGCCTGTGCTGGAATTGGTCAGAGTCATCGCCCCGCCTACCGACGCCAAGGCCGTAATGGTCAACGCCGCCGACCCGGAGTTGGTCAGGGTCATGGCACCGCCCACCGTCAGGGGGCAAGTGATCGAGACCGCGGCCGAACTGCTGTCCGTGATCGTCAGGCTGCCGCTGATCGCCAGGCTGCCAACGTAGGTTCTGCTGATGCTCAGGGCTGCGGCGCTGGAGGCGTTGATGGTGAGGTTGCCGTTGTGCTGAACGTGGGCGGTGGCGCCGGACGCGGCGGTGGCGAATACCCGGTGGTTGGTGGCCGTACCCGTCGTCGCCGTCACCGTCGTATTGGCGTTGATCGTGATTGCCGTGGCCGTGCCGATGGCGTAGCCCTGGATTGTGGACTTGTCCGCGAGAGTCAGCGTGGCCGCTGTGATGGTGGTGACGGTGGGGATGGTCGGATCGGTGTTGGTAATCGAGCCGATCTTCTTGTTAGTTATCAGGGCAATGGTGCCCGATCCGGCGTTGAGCGTGACAGGGCCTTGAGACAATCCGTTGGGGCTTGTCGCGTCTACCCCCGTCGTACAAACGTTGTTGTTGACGTTGATGGCGACGGTCGCGTTGAGGGTGACACCCCCGCCATAACTTTGGATCCCCCCATAAACGCTGGCCACCGTGATCGTCGGCGCGGTGGCAATAAGTGCGCCGGTGTACTGGGACAACGTACTTTGGGGGGGTTCAAAATCGCTCCCTGTATTTGCGTCCAGCGTGATGCTGCCGCCGGGTGTGTTGGCGTCGAGATTCCCGCCCAAGATGCCCTGACCCGTGACGATGATCGAGAGGCCCTTGACGGTGCCAAACGCACCGGGTCCGCGGTCCTCCGGATTGCCATCGCCAAAGTCATTTTGACTAATGCCATTAAGGTAAACAGTGTCTAGATATGTTGGTAAACCTCCGTTCGATAGGTTGCCCTCAGCATGGATGGTGCGGTCCCAATACTGAGTCGCCCCAGTGGCAGGATCAATAGAGTCAAAGGCGCTGTTCGACACGGCGTCCACGAGGACGAACGTAAGCGGGGTGTAATGAGATCCCGTGGTCCCGTTCCACCCAATCCAATCTAGTATACGTGCGGCCATGTCATTGTCTCCAAAGGTTCGATCCGCTCCACAGCGCCGCCACTACCAGAACCGTCAAGATTCCCATGAATACCAACGAGTCGCCGTCCCGGTGCACGCGGGGTATTTGCAGCAGGTGCCCCGGCAGGATGCACAGGAACGTCAGCAGGATGGCGATGGGCGGACGCACCCACGACGGGTGATCGCGGTCGAGTTCCAGAACCCGTTGCGAGAAGGTCCACCCGCCCAGCCCCAGGGCGTTGCACTCCACCAGCACCACGCCCGCCACGAACAGGGCGAACAGCACGCCGATGGCCCAGACGATGCCGGTCTTGGTAATGAGGCTGTGGATCATCGGTTTCGTCTCTCATCAATCAGAACCACAAGACCGACCACCCCACCGACCACGCCCACCGCAACGGTGGAAACAGCCATCACAATCATCGTTTCCCAGTACCAGGCCAGCGCGAGGATCACGTCAGCACCTCGATGGTCATCTTGATCCGGATCGACTCAAGCGGCTTCAACTCCCGCTTCAGCACCGTATGAACCCACTCGGCGCACAGGTGGCGGATGCTCAGGGGTTCGCCGCGGCGGTCAAATAGATCCTTGTGCTTGGTGAAGCGGACGTTGGCGATAACCGGCTTCACCAACGTCAGGAAGTACCAACCCGCCCAGGATCGGGAGAGCCAGAGTTTCATCCACCACCCGTGCCCTTTTCCCGGTGATGCCGGACGTCCTGCCGGTCAGCCAACCGATCCGACTCTTTGTTGGCGGCAATCGTGGCCTCGATAACCTCGCACTCGCTACGCGGTCGCATGCAAGGGATCGTTTTCAGAGTTTTGACTAAAACCTCGAAGTTCTTGTCGGAGTATTCAATGTGCGTATCAATCTGGTTGATCTTGAGCGCAAAGGCGTCCATCTTCCGCGTGACCCAATACGTGGCGACGGCCACGGCAGCTATCACGGTCACCGGCACCAGTGTCTTTTCGGTCAACGTGTTGGCGGACTCTTGGCCGATGATCCAGCCAGCGGATCCAACGGCGGTTGTGGCGGCGAGCAGAGAGGTGCGGATTACTGAGGTTAACATTGGTTCCTCGCGGTTCGGTCAAGCCGGCGCCTCCCGGTAAGGGGGTTCGGCGCCAGCGGGATCAGCCTGGCACGGTCGGGGTAACCGCAGCGGCCGGAATCTTGGTGGTGGCTGGCGTTGGCCAGCTTGCGGCGATGAACGGCAGCGACCGCAACGCTGCCACGGCTTCCTCGATTGTGGTCCCCTTGGTGCCGTCCACGGCTTCGGACAGCAACTTCACCGCCCCGTCCGTGGTGGTGCTGGTAAGCCAACCCTTCTCATGGGCGATCCATGCCAGCACGCCTAGACCGATCACGGCCCCGCCACCGACCAAGATGACCGCCAGGATATGAGCGGCGACCCAAGCGGCGGCGAGGTAGATCAGGACCATCAGGCCGGACACGGCGGCGGCGCCGATGCCGAATAGGGTCATCAGCTTGATGTCTTGGAACAAACCAATACCCACAAGCACCAGTCCGAAGGCGATGCCCGTAGCCCACCATCCGGCGCGGTTGAGCATGGCACTTTCGGCGGCGTCGTCCGCCCGCTTCTTCTGCGCGGCCGCTTCCGTCTGGGCAGCCTGAGTGGCAGCGGCCGATTGGATCAGAAGCTTGTCATCCTCCGTCGCCCGCGCTTTCCACTGGTCGCGCTCGGCCACGATGGCGGTCACGTTGGCAACCTGATTCTTCAGCGAGTCGTTTTCGTTCTGCAACGCGGTCAGGTTCCCGCTCTGGGCAGCGACCAATACTCGAGCTGCGGCCAGTTCCTTGCTGGTGGGCAGGGCCGCGTAGGCGGTGTCGAGGTAGGCGCCGAGCGTGTTGAAAACGTCTTGCAGCCCGGACAGGCCATGCCCGATGGTGACGGACGTTGACGCGATCGCCGGGGCCGGGCTGGAGGTCGTGACGGTCGGTGCCGGCGTGGTCGGCTTGAGCGTGGCGACGTTCACCGGTTGGTAGGTGTGGCACCCCGCGCACCACATCAACATCGCTGCGGTCAAGATCAACCCCGTCCACATCAGCGTCTTGCATCCGTTCATCGGCGTATCTCCGGCGGCGCGGGCCGCGGTGTTGGCAAAGCGGAGCGCCCGAGCCATGCCAGGTAGGGCGCCCGCCGAACGATGAGTTAGGCACCAATGATCGTCTTGAGTTCGTCGCCGTCAGGCCCCAGGTCGGCCACGGCCTTGTTGATCCCGACTTCCGAGGCGAGCGCCGCCATGTTGCGCTTGGCCTGATTGCGCATCGTTGCCTCTTGCGTGGTAAGTTGTGCCGCGAGGTCGAAGGCCACCTTGCGAATCGCCTTGGTCTGCGGCATCGTGGCCGGCCCGGATTTATCGGACAATGACATAACGATACTCCTTTGTTTGGGGAAAGCGCCCGGCGGCGTCTCCACCGGCCGGGCGCGAGGTTCATCCGCTACGGACGAATCAGATCGTCGTTAGGGCGGCGTCGGATACCACCGACATCCAAAGCAGATTGCTGCCGGACTTGATGCCGATCAGCAGCATCGACTGGCCAGCAGCGCTAAACGTCGCCGTATTGTTGCCCGTGCGGTTGAAGGTCGAGGCGCAGGTAATGACGATGTTGCCGACCTTCGTCTGGAAGCAAATCAGCAACAGTTCGCCTTCGCTGGCCGGAGCCGCCAATGTGCGCGTTTCCGCCCCGGCACTGACCATGTTGACATAGCCGCTGGCGGTGATGGGGATCGCGCCGCTGGCACCCGGATCGGTGATCGCCGTCGTCGCCGGGTTGGCGATGTTGACGGTGGTGGCGCTGGTCAGGGGAAGCGGGCGCACCGTGACCTGCGTATCGGTCGCACCGGCGGCGCTGGTGTCAGCAGCGAGCATGTTCCCATACTGCGCCTCCGCGACACCCATGAACACGTCGCTACTGGTGGCGGTGGCGAGTTGGGTCCCGATGTTGAAATAGACCGGATCACCGATGGCGAACGTCACGGACCCGATGCCGGACTTGCGCACCAGGAAGAGACAGTCGTCAGACGGCGCCGCGATGTTCCCCGTGGCACCGACCGCGATATCGTTGAGGGCATAGCCGAGTTGTGCGGCGCTGATAAGCACCACATCCCCGCCCGTGACTGCCACCGTGGGCGTCCACCGAATGAATCGGTCGATTTCGCCCTTGTACTTGTACGTCGCTCCGATGCCGTTGTAGAGGGTTGCCATTGCGATTGTCCTTGTGCGTGGCGTTGATGAATTGAAAGTAAACGGTTGACACGGCCCGGCGGGTTATCCGCCGCCGGGGTTGGGTTCGGATCGGCCGATCAGGTGCCGGCGGACCACTGGGCGGTACGCCAATCGTGCAGGGCCACGCCGAAGTCGTACCAACTTCGGAGACGGATTCCGAGGGTGTCGAAGTCGGCCTCACCACGCTCGATCACGGGCACCCGCTGTCCACGCAGGTAGCCGACCTGGACGGGGGCGAACCCGCCGCTGGGATTGGTCATCAGCATCCACTCGGTATTGGTGCCGGTGTAGCTGGTGCCGTTAAGGGATCCGGTGAACGTGGTGCTCAGGAAGGGCGTCACTATCGGACGGTACATGCCCTTGTGGGCGTTGAGGTTGGGGGTCTGCGTGGCGGTGCTGGCGGCTTGTATGGGGCCGCTGGTAACGGCCGGCGTAGTGAGCGCCGTAACGGTCAGATTCGCACCGCTGAAGAGCTGCTCGGCGACGGTCTTCAGCGCGGGACCAACCACCAGGCGATCCGGCTGCAAAAGCAGGTAATCGCCGTTGGCGTCTTTCATGGTGATGAACTGCTGAACGGCCGTGGTGAGTGCCGCGATGCTCAGGGCGGAACTGCTACCGCTCTGATAATTCAACGCGCCAGCACTGAAAAAGTTGAACCCGAGCGCCGTCCCGGCCGTGCCGTCCGCCTTAACCGACACGCCGGTAGCGGCAACACCCGTAGCGCTCAGCAGGGCCAGATACACGGCCCGCTCACGGGCAAGCGCCGCCTTGCGGCCCATGATCGTCGGCATCTGGGTCATGGCGCCCATATCGTCGTTGATGAGCATCTCGCGGGTCACGTTGATGATCGCCCCGCGGGTAATCACCTGGTTCGCGTAGCTCTCATCCCGAAGGCTCAGGTCTTCCAATTCGCCGCCGGCGCCGACGATGCCGTAGTCGCCCATCGCAGTCATGCGGTAGCGCTTGAAGGTCTTGAAGTCGTTGGTGTCGGTCTCATAGGCCACGTCGGGCACCGTGGAAGCAATCGCGCCGTAGGCTTCCAACATGGCTTTGTTGAGAATGTTTTCCGTGATACCCGACAGGCTCATGGTGCCCGAGTCCGTGGCCTGGATGTCCAGCTTGAAGGCGGCGCGGATCGCGTCGTTGCTCATGGCCTGGAAGTTCCACGCCTGTCCGTAGATCGCACGGCAAAGAGTAGAGAATCCCTGCGCCGCCTCGCGGGTCCGCTTGTCCGCCACCATCGCCTTAGTGGTTTCGTCCATGCCCTTGAGGGCGTTGGCCTCGCGGACGCCGACGTTGAGGCAGGCCGCGGCCGTCAGGATGGCTGCACTCTGCTCATATCCGGCGCCGGTGTTGATCATAAACGGCTTGCCGGCCCCAGCGGGTTCGGGTTTGTTCCGCGCCGCCCGCAGAACCGCAAGCTCGGTCTTGCTCACGTCCCAACCGTCGGCGATGGCCTTGGCCTCGATATCGCCGAAGCCGGCGCACAGGGTCCGCACGGACGAAATCCGGGTGGATTCCGCGGCCGCTTCCGCGCGCATCTTGGCCGTGATGTCCAGGGTGTTGGAAACAGTAGGGGCGGCCTTGGCCTTCAGGTCGACCTCGAGCGCCGCGGCCTTAACCTCGGCATCGTAGGTGCCTTGGAGTTTGGCCAGTTGCTTGCCCTTGATCGCCTCGGGATCGAAGCCAGAGGCCGTCAGCCATTCCTTGAATTTCGGGTCCATATCCGATACTCCTTGTTGCGCGGCATGAGCCGCAATGCGAGTGGAAGTCGAGTCGTCCGCGCCTAAAGGGACAGCGGATATTTCGCCGAGCATCGACCGGCGGGCGACGAGGCCCGGGCCGGTGAACTCTTGATCGTTGACCGTGACGGTTTCGCCGGGTCCGATGACTTCCTTGGCGATCATGCGGGCGCCGACGGACGCCTGCCAGGGGAAGCCATTCTCCGATTCCTCACACACCTGATTCTTGATCGCACTGGCGCCAGACATTACCCCGACCGCGTTGAGGGTCTTGCCGTCGTTGATGACCTTGGTGGTATGCCCCAACCGAGCCGACATATCGTGATCGTGAAGGAACGGCCGGGACTTATCGCAGCCCTCCATGCCCGACAGGTCGATGACTACGCGGGTGGGCTTGCCCTCGATGGGCAAGATCATCGCGCCGCCGTTGTAGGCGTTGACCGCGAACTTGCGGAGCTTGGGTTTGCCGTCCGCGGATGTTTCGGTCGCGATCAGGTTCAGGGTGCCGCTGGCCGTCAGTCGCAATTCCACATCACACGCCGAGGCTTTCGCCTGATCCGAGTCCTGTTTATCCGCCGTAGCGATGCACTCCTGAGCGGCCCGAACCACGTCCAAGTCGCCGGCCTTCGTGCCGACGTTGACTGCATCTTCCAGAGCCGCGATCGAACACTTGCCGGCCTTGCCCCACGGGTACGCATATGCGTCTTTGCTCTGCTGATCCGCCGTCGAATCTTTGCCCAGGTGCCACAGTTCAAACTCGGTGAAGTTGTTATCGCCGAGCATGGCGTTGGATTCGTCAGCGGAGAATGACCACGCCTCGCGGCTGTAATCGCCGGCGGTAACACACGCCTTCGCTCGTTCCAGGGCGCGGCGATTCAGGGGAAAGCTCAATCGTCACCCCCTTCTCCATCATCGTCGGCGTCGGTTTCATCTTCGTCCACAACGGGCACAGGAACGCGGGCCGGCTTCTGTCCGGGCGTAGCCCCGGGACCGGCAGCACCCGCGGCCGCCAGCCTCTTGTTGGCTAATCGCTCCCGGTATTCCTCCAGTGTCAGCCCCAGCGACTCGGCATTCTGCGCCTGCACGTCTTTCCAATTGTGGCCATCTTCGGCACATTCAATTTGGATACTGGACGTGCCCGACATGAGTCGGGTCTCCTGCGCGGTCGCCATCCGCGACGGGTCGGCATGGTTGCCGATCCGGGGCCAACGCCAGATATGCGGAATCGAGTCGGGCAGGCTCAGGGGGAAATCGCTCAGTTCGCCCGTCCGCGCCATCAATGTCGCTTCGCGGAGGAACGCCGCAAATACCCGGTCCAGGTCCGGCTCGAAAATCTCGCCACGCTTGGTCTGCACCATCTTGATGAACGGCTGACCGACCACGTAGGCGCTCGCCATGTTCGCCTCGCCGGCCGACATCATGGCCATCCACGTCGGGATATCGAGGCAGCGGGCAAGTTGCCACAGCAGGGCGCGGGTACAGGGATCAAACTCAGCGGTCGGTTGCTCCGCCTGTAATTGACGGGCGTGCGTTCCCGCCGGCATCACCATCGCCTCGCCCTGCTGTAGTGGGACGTAGTCAAAGTCGCTGGCGCCGGTCTGACCTTCCTGGTAGGCGGCGCCCTCAGTCTCAATCGTCAAGTTGACATTCGCGGCCGTCTCAGCGGCACGCACCACGGCCGGTGAGTACCGCCGCAGCAGGGCACTCAGGGGCAGGCAGGGGAGAAGTTCGGGGATACCCCGCTGCTGGCCGGGCCGGATATGCTCGAATCCGTGGAGTACGGACTTCGCAGGCCAGCGGTCGAACTCATACCCCATAATCACGAAGGCGCCCAACGCCCCGGGATGCTGGCGCAGGATGTGGTAATACATCGGCCGGCCGTAGGGGTCGAGTACCAGCCCGTCGAAGAATTGATCGGGATAATTGGCCGGGTACATCCCGAATAGCGGGCTGCTCAGCTGGTCAGCCTCAACCTCAAATACATCCAGCTTGACCGGGTGATCCAGCATCGGATTCGACCGCAGCAGGTTGACGTATTCCCCGTTGAAGTAGATCGCCTTGCAGTTCATCCGCAGGGTGCGCGACAGCCGCACCGTCTTGGACCACGCCGACCAGAGCGTTTCAATCTGGTGGTTCAGCCCGGCAGGACCGTCCTGATCCGGCAACTGCATTTGCAGCGTCGGCCCGGTGCCGACGATGTAGTTGCTGATCGTGCTCACGATCCCGCGGAGGATCGAGTTTTCCTGGTATTCGTGCCGGCAGCGGGCGCGGAGCGTGCGCCGCACCATCCACGAACTTTGGGCGTCGATACTGGCGTAATCGACGGTGTTCCAATGCTCGGCGTTGTAGGGCGTGGTGAACTGGGAATCGAACCGCGCCCGGAGCATCTGCCGATTCTCGCGGTTGGTCACGGGCTTGGACAATACTGGAACTGTCGGCTTATCCAGCGTAGTCAGGACATCGGAAATCAGGCTGTAGCCCTCAGCCATCCCACTGCCCCCAGTTTCGTCCGGCGCCGCGCTCGATGCCCGTAGCGCTGGGAGCGATCAGCCGCTTGCGTTGGATACCGCCGAGGTTGCCCTTGACCGCCTGGGCAGCGTTGGCTTTCGCGTATCGGTCCGCGGCGATTTGGTTGGGAATGGAAACGGCAACGGCTGTACCGGCGGGCGTGGTCACACTCGCCGGGGCCTGGCTGTTGGTCTGGATCGTGCCGGATAGGTCGGTGGACATGTCCGGTTTTTATCACGGGACACGGCCAATACAAGAGGCGAGGAGTGTTTTTAACCGACTTTTCACAGAAAGTAAGCAGGTCTGTCTATTGTGATATGACGATGCGATTACTTAACTATCATTTCCATGGTCGAAAACTCCCGCTGGCAGTTACGGCAGACCCGCCGACGCCAACACTTTCCGCCCGGCCGCGGCTGAGTTCTGACTACGTAGCTGTGCTTACACCCGCACCGCGGACAGGCCGGCGCCGATGGTTTGGGTAGGTTCGGATCATCCGGAATCACGTCGGTAAGCAATGTGGGACACGAAGGCACCAGGTCCAGCTTGGGCGGGTCGGTGAAAATCGGTACGTCGCATCGCCTTGTCGCGCGGGGTAGGGGGGTGGGCATAGGTTATATCTTTCGTTCAACTTCGCGGTTTAAGGTTCGGATCATCCGGCGTGCCCAGCGACTTGAACACCGCCACGTCCTTCGGGTCGCGGCGGGGAAGGGGCGCGGCCTGCCCCATAACCATGGATATCTCATTCAGTTTCCCGTATTTCAAACCAGGGACGATCCCCAGCGGTTGCCCGAGCCAGCGGAGCAACACCTCCCACAGACTACGCGGTATCCATCGGGGACGCTTGCGGATACAGATTATCTCATCTTGTACCATTGTTGCCTCCCTTACGTTGTTTGCCGAGCCGCCTCGGCGTGGCCGTGCTTGTTTTCCCACCTCTCACGCAGACTCATTGCCTTCACCGCCGGGGCCCCCGGCTCGATCACCCGGCAGCCGCACATCGCCGCCGCGGCGCAGCAGCCCACCAGTGTATCGAGCCAGTCGTTACGCAGGCGCCCCGGCTTGTTTTTCCACTCGAATACCACCCGGCCCCAGCCCTCGGTCCTGATCGCGTACTCCGCCGTCAGGTGGTCGGCCAGCATCCGATGGTCCGCGGGCCGGCCGTCCGCCTCGCGCTCGTAGAGGGTCAACGCCCCCGCGTCGGCCGGGGCGATCCGCATGCGCTCAGACACAAACGTCTTCCAGAAGTTCACGTCGTTAATCAGGAGCCGCGAGGTCCGGTCTTTCGTGGTGGTGATGTAGTGGTGGAAGCCGATGGTCTCCTTGCCCGCCGTGGCGTGGTACTGGTCCATCGGCCGGTTGCGGGCCTGGATCGGGATTCCCTTGGCCGGGATCATCACCGACGCCAGCCGCGAACGCCGAACGAAGCTCGATATCACCTCTTGCCAGGCGCCCGAGTCGATGGGGCATAGGTTGATCGGCAGTGCTGTTCCCGATTCTGTATGCACCAGTTCCGGGCTGAACAGGTCCGCCGTGAGGTGGCCCAGGGCCTCGAATATCTGGCCCTCAACCGTGGTGGACGTAATCCGCGGGTCGCTGGCGTAGGGCCGGGCGTTGGTCAGGTCGAAGTAGTCCAGGTCCTGCTGCGGCCACGAACCGTACCCGATAATGGTACCTGTGAAGTCCAGATTCCAGGCGCAGAGCATCCACCATAGCAACGTCTGCTGCACGTCGATGAACGCCGTTATTTTCTGCGTGCGCTCCGGGGCCACAAACGCCTTGAGGCCGTTGGTCCGCGTCACGATCACCGCCGGGTCCAGGGGGATCAGGTCGGCAACGTCGGCGCCATCGAGGATCGGCTTGCACTGGTATTCGGCGGCGAACACGCTCTCCCCAAGGTCCTGTTTCAGATTGAACGCATATTGCAGGGCCGATAGGTCGCCCGGCTCGTACCGATCCGCCCAACCGACCTCGGCGCCGGCGTCCATCGCGGTACGATGGTCCGCGTAGAACGCCGTCGCCTTCTCGATGTTCAGCTTGCGATTGCCCTTCGCGCCGCGGAGCGTCAAATATTCCGCCCACAGTTTCATATCCGTAGGCCAGGTGTAAACCGTGCTCATCCGCTCCGCCCGCCACTGGGGGAACTTGTCGGGGTCCGCCCACTGGTCAATCAGGTCGTTGGCCCGGATCGGATTCGCGGCGATGAAGCACGCCATCTTGGTCCCGGGGCCGGCCAGCCCAAGTACCGACGCCAGCATGGTCCGCGCCCGGCCGGCGGACTGTGCCGGGCTGCCGGCACTCTCATCGCTTTGGATGTCGTCACTCAGGATCAGCCCGGGGCGCACGATTCGGCCATCGGGGCGTCGGAAATACGGGCCGCGGATGTCGCCGGTCATGCTCATCACGCCGATGATGCCGCTGCTGTTCTTCGGCACCTGATTGTCAAACCAGGTCAGCGGTGGCAGCGTGGGCAGCACCAGCAGGTCCTTGAGCCATTCGATCCCCGTGCTCTCGCCGTTGTAGAGCTGGCTCCGCGCCCGCGCCGCCGACCCTTTCATGGCCCGGATCGGCCCGCATATCTCGGAAAAGTCCTGCTCCAATAGCTCGTTATCCTCGAATTCCCCCTTAATGCTCTTGATGATCCGCAGCGCCGCCTTCTGCACACTGGAAATAATCTCCACGAACTCTCGATGCCCGTAGCACTCCGCCCACTCGGCGCCGGCCACCATGATGGCGGTCTTGCCGATTCCCCGCGGAGCGCAGAAGAGCTTCAGCCCGCCGTGGAGGATGATGTCCTGCGTTTCGTCGATCATGCGCAGGTGGTCCCGGCACCAGGGCAGCGGGAAGCTGATCTTGCGGTAGCTCTCGATCCAGAGTCGCAGGTTCCCCTCGCAATCGGCGCGGCGCTGGGGGTTGCGCGGGGCGTGGACCCATTCGGTTTCCTCATCCTGGGCGATGTCCCGGGCTGACAGCCTGGCTTTCGTCCGCGCCTTACTCGACCGCGCCTGCTCCCGCTCGGCGTAGGCTCGCATCGCGGGCGTGGCCGTTTCAAGTCCGCGAGCCTTCGCCTGCTGTAGTAACTCGCGCTGCACCGCGCGCCGTTCGCCGGGCGTCAACCCCAGCGGGTCGCGCTTCGCCTGCTCCAGTAATTCACGCAGGGATTTAGGCATGGGGGGCGGCTCGGTCGGTGTGGTGGCCGGTGAAGGGCGAATCGCTCAAGAAATACAGGCGTATTTGTGCCTTGTATTGCCGCTTGTCATATGGTATAATACCCCCATGCGGGCACTCAGTATTCGACAACCGTGGGCCTCGTTGATCGCCGGGAGGATCAAAACGGTAGAACTTCGGACATGGGCCACAGCCTACCGCGGGCCCCTGCTGGTTTGCGCGGCACGCGGGGTCTGCTCCCCCGATGGGCAGGACGCTGGCATCCGGTTCGGCATTGACCCAACATCGGCCCCGCGCGGAGTGGCGGTGGCGATTGTAGACCTGGTGGATTGCATTCCGGCCGGCCCGGAACACGCCGGCGGTGCCTGCTGCATTCCCGGCCCGCGCGACTTCGCCTGGGTGTTGGCGAACGCTCGCCGAATTGATTTGCTTCCCGTATCGGGTCGTTTGGGACTGTTTCATTTCTCGCTCCCTGCGCCGACTAACTGCATGGCGGAGAATGGAAAATCTATTACCCATTTGGCGTAATCGTCGGGGTAGTATTTCTTCAGCCACCGCAGCGCCGCCGGG